TTATACACAGTTCGGTTGAGGGTGACAGAATACCAAGATACTTAATTTAACATAATATACATTATGCGCGGTATGGTCAGGCCCGCTCAGTGGAGACAGAAACACAGCCGCCGCAAGGGCTACCGCCGTGCCAGCTCCTTTCGAATACTTCGCCAGGATATCGTACCAAGCCTGTTTCAGCTCGGGATCCGTGGCCCTGACTGCCGCCAGACTTATCAGCACTTCTTGGACGTCCAGGCCGATTTCTTCCGCCATTTTTTTTGCTGTGGCATCAGTGAGTTGCACCTTTCCAGTGGTCAAGCTGGAGATATGCGATTTGGTAAAACCAAGCTCGGCAGCGACTTGCTGATACTGGCTAAGGTTTTTGGCTCTCATGTAGGCCTGAATCAGTGCTTTTGAGTCCATTTGACTGTCTCCTGACTTTTTCGAGTGGGCATATAACACACCTATTAGGGCTAAAAGTCACCCGTTGTTAGTTAGATTTAGTTCTGATTCAATTCAGTCAATTCATAATAAATCTGACCAACATATGACCCACTCTAGCCCACAAAACCCGGATCTGCCCGCGCTCATCGAGCGCAAGGTCTATTGGCAGGCAGAGCCGACTGGCGATTACTCCGCCTGCATCGCGGGTCAGGTCGAGATGTTCCGCGACTTGCATGAGCTGCGGGTCTATCTGTCGATGACGTATCCCGATACCGTGTTCGAACTGGTGGAAGTCACCGAGGACACGTGGCGTGGCTTCTATGACCAGGGAGTGTTTTTCGATTACTGGTCATAACCCTGTTACTCCGGATATGCCATTGGCTGGGGTCTGCTACTTCTGCGGTTGTGAGTCCGACACCCTTAGCCGCTTGGCCTCAGAGGATAACCCTGGCGTAGTCCTTTTTATCTGCCCTCAATGTTTTAACGAGCAGCTCCACGGAGGTTATGACGCACCGGAGGATTTCTTCTGATGACTGGTCATAGCTCCGTGATGCCGATAAATGGGGTTATCGGCAACAAAACCCTGATCGACTATCTGTCCTTCACCTGGGCGCCGACTGAGTTGATCCAGATGAAGGAGCTTGCCAAGCAAGGTGCGCTATTGAAGGCTATCCCGCGCTTCGATACCAACGTGAAGGCCCTGCAAGCGGCCATTTCTGAACCCCCTGTCGAGGGGCTGCGTTATCTCTGGAAGCGTCCGGTTGGCTTCGCTCCCCTCGCCCGTTTTGACAAGGTGACAGAACGCCTGTGCGGCAAGGCCGAACGGCTGGGGGTCTCCCCTGCCCCAACGGTTGAATATGACAAGACCACTGAGCGGTTAAGCCTCCAGGGGGTGCCTAAGTCCCCTGCCCCTGTCGTTACGCTATCCATGACCGAAATGATGGAGCGTGCTTTGCATTCCGGTTACAAGGCCCGTGCCGACATTCGTAAGGAGTTGAAGGCGGTCTGCACTGCCCTGCTCAAGTTCTCCGAGTTCGAGGTTGTCGAGGGTGCCAAGTATTGGGAAGCCTACAACGACTTGATCGACTGCTACGGCGTCCAGTTCCTGGATGCCCTCTGCTGCAACGAGCTGGAGCTGTGGTTAGAGGAGCTGAATACCCGCATTGGTGTCCCCATCCCCGAGCCGCGCTTCACGATGCGCCCTCGCCGCTCTGGCCTGCACGGTTACGCCAATTCGGCGGACCTGCTGTGTGACGGCATCCCCTGTGGCCTGATTGGCTGGGGTGCGGCAAACCATGGTTGCATGGTGAGTTTTTCCGGTGTGGGTTGTGCCGCCCTGGATTTCCAGGCTTTGCATGATGTTATCTCTCACATTCCAGGCGTGCGCATCACACGGGTGGATCTCGCCCTGGATGACTACAGCGGCGAGCACATCACCTACCAGGGTGCCATTGCCGGCGCGGAAGCCGGCGAGTTCCATCCCCAGCGGGGCCGCGCTCCGTCCTGGATGAAGATTGAATCGGGTGAGTTCGTGATCACCGAGGTCGCCAAGGGCATCGCCAAGCGCTTTGGCATGGTGCCGACCAAGGGCTGCTCGTTCTACGTGGGCAGCCGCATCAACGGTAAGTGCGCCCGGGTATACGAAAAGGGCAAACAGATGCAGTCGGCAGAGTATCCGAATTGGGTACGCGCCGAAGGCGAGCTGCACAATAAGGACCGCATTATCCCGCTGGACGTCCTGGTAAACCCAGACCCCTATTTTGCGGGGATGTATCCGCAATTTGATAAATGGCTGGCTGCTATCCAGGAAGCGGAAATAAAGCCCGTCAGACTGACCACCTTTAAAAATAAGTTCAAAACATCCAGGGACAACGCTGTATTTAATATGTCCCGCATGGCGGGCCGCCTTGTTAATTGGTTAGCGAACATCGAGGGGTTATCGCCGGAGAAGATTGTTAACCAATTAACTGCGCACCTGGAAGAAAGTGATATTCCGGCGCGATTAAGAATGCCGCTCCCTCCTGACTTGGACGAGCTGCCTGTATTTTCGACCTAACTAAAAAGTTCTTCAACGAGGTAATAACTATGTCTATTTTGTCCAGTGTGCTGGTCACTCGCGTGACCCATGGCTACGGTGTTTCCCGCAAGTCTGGCGCTCCGGTGCCTTACGACTTTGCCCAGGTCGAATATCTGGCTCCTGCAAACAACGTCAACAAGCCGGAGTGCAATATCAACTCTTGGGGTTATGAGGTTCGCCAGTTGTCCCTGCGCAATGATGCGCCGACTATCAAGGAAATGGCTGATTGCCCCAAGTTGGTGGCGATTGATCTTATTCTGGAGGCGGATCCCCAGAATCCGACCCGCAACGTTGTTGTTGGCTACCAAGCCTCTAAAAAGCCGCTGTAATCGGCGCGCAACGAGGAGGAGGAGCGAGGGCGCGCAGCGACCGACGACGAGGGCGCAATAATGATTTGCCTGGATATTACCTCCGAAGGATATACCCGCCTTTCAGAGGGGGATTCTTGTAATTACGTGCTCCTGACTGTCCAGGAGCACACGAAACTCACCGATATATCCAATTGGTTTCAATTCGATATAGCGGATGTGGGAATTGCCTTTAGCTCTGGGATTGTTATTTGGGCTTTGGGTTTAAAACTGGGCGCTATTGCCCGTGTCATTGTAGGTGCAAAAAGAGGATAAACGAGTATGCGTAACTATTTCCGTAATGGCTGTATCGCCCTGGTGGGCTCCGTAGCTGCTGTCGGTGCCAATGCTGCTGATGGTGGTATCGCTGCCGCTGCGGGTGCTGCCCTGGATGCTGCCCAGTCTGATGTCACCACTACCGCGCCCAAGGTGATGATGGTCGTGGCTACAGTCGTCGGGGTCGGTATCCTGATCGCGCTCATGCGTAAGGCTTAAACCGTGTCCCTCTTGATTGGGACGCTATGGTTTCTGTTCTTTGTCGAAGGCTGGAGATCATCGTTTTCGATATGACACAAGGCGGCTTCGGTCGCCTTTTTTATTGGGGGTCGCGTGAGATTGCTTTATCTGCTGTTCCTGGTGCCGCTGGGTGCGTTCGCGAGCTGTCCGGCAGGGCTCAATCTGCAAAATGTGCCTATAGGTACAGAAATGCCCTATTGCGTTAAATGGGAGTCCTCCACTCTGGGCGGGTGTCAGGTCGTTTGCCCTGGAGTCTGTGTTGAGACGCCATCTACGGGCACCATGGGCCCCATACAGTCTAACGGTGTGGAATGTACCGTGGGCACTGGTACTGGTACTGGTGGCGACGGTGGCGATACTGGGGGCAGTCCTGGCGGGGATGGTAGCCTTCCTAGTGATACCGATAATATTGCTGGTTGGCAGTATTTTAATCATTATGGTTATGAGACCGTGGGTTATACCCTTTCAAAGATTAATACTAATTTAGGTAAGCAGTTTGCGGGGGTTAATTCCAGGCTTTCTGGTTTGAAGGATTATTCAACTCATATTTCTGAAAATACATTTAAGACTCAGCTCGAATTGTCTGACGTTAACTATAAGTTTGATCAGGCGCTAACTCATATTCGGCAAACTTCTGATCGAATGGAGTGGACTAATCTTTCTTTGTCTCGTATCGAGGCTGATTTTGATTTGGCTAATGCTCAGTTAAAGAAAATCGCTGATAGCATGGGTTCTTCTGGTGGTACAAGTGGTGCCGTTTCTACTGTTGATTTATCTGCAATCAAAGGTGATGTAGCTTCGCTGAAAGCAATGCAACAATCGGCTATGTCAACTCTGGGCTCTATTAGCGGCAATACAAGCTCCATGTCATCCAATATGGGGAGTATGCTTGGTGCTATTGGGAGCCTTCAAGGTTCGGTTAATTCGGTTAACTCCAACATATCTAGCCAGTCCGGTTATCTAAGCCAGATGAATGACAATCTTTACGGCATTAAATACATGCTCCAGGATGGTTTAAAGAATGGCTGGGGAAATTCTGGCGGTGGTCAAGGTGGGTCTGGTGACTTTAATATTGATTATTCTCAGATGCCGGGTTCTTCATCAAATCCATTGCATGTGGCAAAGTCTGAATATGAATCTCCGCTTTGCTCGGGTGATGCTAGTTGCGCCTTTGACCTGGAGCAGATAACGAAAGTATATGGTGAACATAAGGAAGCTTTAAAAAGCCAGTATCTTTCTATTAAAAATGAAATGACCGATATGTTTAAATATCAGTTCTATGGCTCTGCCTCGGCTCCTAAATGTTTCGACATGTTCTCCATATTTGGAAGGGATTATCAAGTATGCCCTGATTCCGATGGTTATTGGGAGTTTCTGGCGGCTTTGATGATGTTTATTTTCTACTTTACAGCGTTCATTATTTTGACTAGAAGGTGATAGCGATGGAGTGGTTAGGTGATTTATTTAGTGGGTTGTTCCAGGACATATATAATCTTGCTGTCCAGGTAACGGCCTGGATTTCGGTAAAGCTGGCTATTCAATGGATTGAGTTCAAAATATTTCTTTTGGTCTTTTCATGGGATGTCGCCAGGGAAATCCTGATAAACCTGCAATTCAGTGACTTGATATCGTCCTCCTTTAATAGTCTCCCAGCGTCTGTGCGGGATATATTGCTCTATCTGCAATTTGACAAGGGCCTGTCCGTTATTACCCAAGCATTTGTGACGCGCTTTTTACTGAATATCTTCGGGTGGTGATCCATGTCCATCAAAATCCATCACGGTGCGCCAGGGTCTTATAAATCAAGCGGCGCTATTCACACCGATGTGATCCCGGCCATCAAGGCGGGTCGGTACATTATTACCAACGTGCGCGGCTTCTCTGTTGAGCGCTGTCGAGAGGTGTTGGGTAAGGATGTACCGGACAGCTTCGAGGTGCTTTATGTTGAGACAGAATCCCAGGAGGGGCGTGATCATCTGGCTCGTTTCTATCACTGGGCGCCGAAGGGGGCGTTCTTCCTGGTCGATGAGGTACAGCGGGTTTTTCCGCCAGCATGGCGTCAGAGTGACCTGGATAAACTCGATTATCCTGGTGGGCCAGATAAGGCAAAAGAGGATGGCCGACCGGAAACAATCGACGTGGCCTTTGATATGCACCGTCACCATAACTGGGATTTCGTATTAACCACCCCGAACATCAAAAAGGTTCACCAAGTAATTCGGGCTGCTGCGGAAACTGCAATTCGTCATACCAATATGGCGATATTGGGCCTGGGGGGGCGTTATAAGACCGTTCTCCACCTTTCCGATAACTCCGGTACGTCTCTTTCTGATGTCCTGCAAGCTAAGCCATTTAACAAGGTGCCTAAGTATGTTTTCAAACTTTATGACTCAACTACAACCGGTAAAGTCTCGGATACAATCGCGGGTAGCTCGATGCTCCGAGACCCTAAAATACTTTTTGTTCTGGTCGTTTGGGGACTCTGTATGTTCTTCGGTTTCATCAAGCCTGAATATATTGACTCGCCTGCTAAAGCCCCTGTGGTGGCTTCTGCGTCCTCTGATGCCGCTTCTTCGGTTCCTGGGCAAGTGGGTGGTGCGCCCGCTTCTAATGTACGTCCTGGTGGCGCTCCTGCTGCGGATGCTGCTGGCGTCTTTGCTGTAGGCCCGTTCGCCGGATACCGGATGATCATCAACTGCCATGTGCTGACCAAAAGTGATCGAGACGTCTACAGCGTCGAATATTGCTTTGCGCTGCGGAAGGGGGACGACGAGCAGGCCATCTATGCCGAGGAGTGGCCGCAGTTCTTCGTCGATTTGAAGCCCATGACGGCTTGCCATGCGGTTATCCAGTATCAGGGGCAACCAGTGGACGTTTATTGCGACCCTGATGGGGATGCGCTGCGTAAGCGGGTCAATGGTGCGCTCTTTGCTGGTGCCAAGAATGACGGGGCGCCTAACGATGACCGGACATAAATACAGCGCTGGATCTAATGGGGGTTGCCATGATTGGCATCATCGCTATCTGCATTGATATTGCCATCCTGATAGCCATAGGGAGCAATCCTGGCTATTCCGCCGAGGCTCGTTGGGCCTGTTTTGCCCTGGTTGCGCTGTTCTCGCTGCCTCCCCTGCTCTGGCTCTTTGGGGGCCATCTTATCGAGCTGGAGATGAAATGGCAGCACCACTGCCGGGCAAGACGCCGCGCTCGCTCTGCTGCCGCTCGTCTTAAGTCTGGCCACTGAATCCCAGGGGCGTTAGCCCCTATAAGCCGCTCTCTGCTGTCGATTAAGTCTCCAGACGTCTCGCGGCGAAACCAAGCCCATCTTGCCCTGAGCCTGGTGCCACCCCCTTCCCTGCTAAACCAGTCTTTAATGCCCCCCAGTCAGAGCGACCAGCCGAAGGCTATGGGGCGCGTGTGGTGACTGCTTGGGCCTCCTGTCGAAGACAAGTTGTTCTAAAGGTCTTCGACTTAATAAAAAGGCGTAAGCCCAATAGTTGTACTCATTGTGGACTTTTATCGGGAAGGCATCATTGGATGGATTCTATTAGACTGTGATTTCCCTTAAAATAGAATTTATATTTTATATATAAATTGCTTTTACGTGAAATGGGTTTCATTTAAAGTGTGGGGTGTGAGTTCAAAACGTTCACCACTAGTAGCAAATAAAAATAGATCGACATGCTTTAATGGGTGATCATCAGATTGAATTGAATAATATATCTCTCGAAGCTTATCTTTTGGTGCTCTGCAGCCAAAATATATTTCCCTTATCGATTTAGGATCGATTTCTTGCAGAAATGAAACTCCAGGGAATACTGAGAATGTTGAAAGTCTAATTAATGAGATTTTTGAGTTGGTTATTTTAAATAGTTTGCTGTTATTTGTCCTCTCTATTATATTTCCTAACAAAGAATGCTCGATTGCAGTTTTTAAATGCATTTTTCCTGCGACATCTCGTGCGTTATAGTCAATGACCTCATTTATATCATTAATCAGTATGTGTGTGGCATATAGATAGGAAGCTATGCATCTATGTTCTTTCTCATAAATCCATTCATCACTTTTTGTTAAAAAGTGACGCATAAACGCATCCTTTACAACATTTGCCTTGTTTAACTTTCTGCTAGTATCGAACCGATGATTATCATAATTAACTTTCTTTGGTTTCAATACTGATATGCAATATTCGTTGAAATCAGCCTCCTCTGAAGTGATAGATTTTCTCTTATTGCGCATAAAACGTGGTTCTAATCCGATGCACATTCCCTTATGGTGATCACCATAGTGTGCCCACATCAATGAGTTTCTTTGTGTTTCTGAAAGTGAAATAATTCCATTGCTCTCAATCATCTGCTCTATTGCTTCGATATAGAATTCAGGGCATGGTTGTTCTATGGTTAACTCAATAGCCTTTTTTATATTCGTGCTCGGCTGGCATTCATATGGGTCATTCAGATGTGCGGGCGCTGATATTTTGATTGTGGGATTTTTAAAAAAATCTACATTCATTAGGCTAGAGTATTTATAGTAGGTATCCATGAGTCCCCCCGTGTAGTAATACGGGGGGAATTCTACCCGCATGGCTCCCAGATCGTCCACAACGAAAAGGGGGCCTGTGCCCCCTCTCATGTTTACTCAATGTCTCCTTTCTTCCGCCATCCTTCCTGGGAAGCTCCCCAGGTGGATGCGGTACTCATGTTTGGCTGCCTTCGGATAGCCTCAGCTCCTCCATCAGCCAAACCATGGCATCCTCCTGGTTTTTGAAGGTTCGGACATTCTGCTGCTTTATGTGGGATACTCGCTCAATTGCGATGTCGTGTAGTACCTGGGATCTGATGACATGAGCTTTAGCGACCATCTTCTGGCCGTTGAGCCAACCATTGAAGTCATTAGCTGTACTGAGAGCCTCATCGGTGCCGCCCTCGTAGCTTCTTGTATCGACGAGGAAGCAGAACGGACGACCGTCAAGGCTGGCGATGAGAGACTTCACGCTGTCAACCCAAATCCTGCAACCTTCCGAGTTGAACGCCCCTATCAGTTGGCTTTGGATCACTTGTTCAGAAATGCTGGAGGTATGTTTGCCATGAGCAATAACGGGCCCCATCCGAACCTATCCCCATGTTTTTATGTGTGTGTGTTGAATTATTTTGCATTCAACTGAAAACGTTTGCAAGCCTGTCCAGGTCAGGAAAAAGGGGGCTTGCGCCCCCTCCCCTGTCTACTTGATACCTAGTTTCTTCCGCCAGTGGAAAGCCTCTCTTTGCTTCTCTGACAGCTCGGCCTGGATGATGGCCAGCGCCTCGATCCTCCTCCTGTCGAACATGACGCCATTCGGTGCGATCAGGCAGTCATTCTTCATCCGCCATCCCTGCCACTCCTTGAAAATCGTGGGCAGCTCCCGCCCAGATGCCATGCGCATAAGCCGTTTATAGACAGGTGGGATCTCTTTACCCTTATCCCAATTTGTGACCTGCCTCACAGAAACGAAACATAGATTTGCCGTCTCCTCTTCCGATAAACCGCATTCAAACCAACGAAAAATGAAGTTTTTGGTCAACTCTCGTTCCATCCAAGTAAATACCTGATAAACCAGCAAAATTGCGTGGGCTGGCTTATCGGAGGGCTTCACATGGGCATTTAACCAAACGCGACATTATGCGCAATGTCGTATTTTATGAGTCCCAGGGCATGGTCAATCAAGGATTGCCTTTAGGTCCAACATCTTGGTTATGAGTGCAGCTTTATTTGTTCACCACTGGTTATCAATCATATGTTCGGTCCTGGTCGAGCAAGTGGTCCAACGGCTTGCGGCTGGCACTCTCGTGACGTTCCCGGTTGCCGGTGTGCAGGTACTTGGAGGTGGTGTCGATGCTGTCGTGTCCCGCATCGGCTTGTACGTGGGATAAAGGCCGGCCGTGCAGATTGATGTCATGGGTGATACCGGTGTGGCGAATGGAGTGCGGCGTCAGGGTTCGTATTTCAGCGGCATCCTGATCAAAACCGTCTTGTTCGGCAAGGCTTGCGGCCTGTTCAAATACCGCCATTACCAGGTCTCGTAGCTGGCGGATACCCAGATTGGCATTGAGTTCGCCTTGTTCGCGGCCATGGGCCGCCGCCTTGTGGCGTACGAACAGCGGTGTCTGCTCTCCGGGGGCCGGCAGTGGCGAAAGTCCAAGAAAGGTACGATAGCGAGCCAGGGCTTCGAGCAGAGCCTGAGAAACGGCCACGGTGCGACGTTTACCGCCTTTGCTGCGGGGAATGTCATAACCCCAGACGCCCGTTTTGGCGTCACGTCGAAACTGGCCCATGACGGGGCTGAAACCCGGCCTGGCCGCCACCTCGGAAATCCGCAGATAACAGGCATACATCAGACAGATGAGAAAGCGGCTGCGCTCATGTTGTGCCGGGCATTCGGCAGCGAGCTGTTCGGCGGCTTGCATCACATAGGACCATTGCAGCTCGGTGAAGGATTGCACGTCTTCACCAGCCTCCTGGGGGCCCGCACGTTTAACCCGCTGCAGCAGGAGAGCCGGATTGCGATCCATGTACTCCTCCTGGATGAGAAACTGGAAGAAGGCGGACAAAATGGCGAGTTTTGTCTTCATCGCCTGCTCACTCAGTCGATACGGCAGCTCCCGGCCCAGTTCCCGCTTGCCAAGAAACGGACGCCACAGGGGGTTTGGCAACCGTTCCTCCCACTCCTTGTCGAGCACGAACTGGGCGACGTTGCGATAGGCAATCAGTCCGGACGGTGGCGCCTGGCAATAGTCGAGATAGCGCATCATGATGCGCCTGGTGAGATCCCTGGGGCTGATGGCCACCTCGCAAAAACACCAGTGCAAAAAAGTGGTCAGCTCACTGCGATAGGTCTTGTAGTTGTTTTCGCTGTGGCGCTGCTCCAGCAGCCAGTCGACGGCCAGCTCATACACGATCCCCGCGTCGGGGACCTTGCCAAGACTCAGGGTGGCGAGGTACTGGTTGACCTGGGGATTGCCCGCCTCAAGGTGGTCCACGCTATCGAACAGTGGCAT